TAGAACAACAAAATTTGATTGAACAAGATATGGCACCGTTTGGATTTATGGATGACGGTATCAATGAACACGAAGAATCTACAGTAGATGAATATGGTACAGTATGGCATCCTGTGACACGAAAAGGACTGTAATTCTAAGATATTATAAATATCAATAGTTATGATAAAACTATTTTGACTATGGGCATAAGAAAACTTATGACTTTTGAAACGATAATAATTAGCTAATTAGAGGAGAAAACCTATGGCATTTCAAGTATCACCAGGTGTTCTCGTACAGGAAAGAGATTTAACAAGAATCATTCCTGCGGTATCAACATCTATCGGAGCCTTTGCTGGTCAATTCAACCAAGGTCCATTAGACGAGATAGTTTCAATCTCTAGTGAGCAAGAATTAGTAGATACATTTGGTAAACCTGATGGAAACAACTTTGAGTGGTTCTTCAGTGCTGCTAACTACCTACAATATTCTAACGCTCTAAGAGTTGTACGAGCAACCCAAACAAGTGCTCTTAACGCTACTGCTAACTCAAGCGGTATCTTAGTTAAGAATACAGACGATTATACAAATAATTATTCTACTGGACAAGCTGCTGTTGGTACGTTTGCTGCTAGAACAGCGGGTAGTTGGGGTAACAACTTATTAGTTGCTACTTGTCCTTCTGCTACTGCTTACGAAGCAACGTTAACAACATCACAACAAGTAGATCAAGCCGACTTAGCTGTTGGAGACACAACTGTAACTGTTGATTCAGATGCTACAACTTACTTAAACGTAGGTGACATCATTGAATTTTCAACTACAGCTGCTACAGCAGACTTTGATGACGGCGATCAATATAGAGTAACTAGTGTTGCTTCAACTTCAATTGGTATCGTTCAACACCCAAGAGGTGCTGGCGGTCTAAAAAGAGTTGTAGCTGATGACGCTAGAATTAAAAGAAGATGGAGATATTACGATCAAGTTGACGGCGCTCCTGGAACTTCACCATATGTATCTGATAGATCAGGTTCAGGTGATGAAATCCACGTTGTAGTCGTTGATGAAGATGGTGGTATATCAGGCGTTCCTGGAACTGTATTAGAATCATTTTCTAATCTTTCAAAAGCAAGTGACGCTAAATCTCCACAAGGAGATGATAACTATTATCCAAACGTAATATACAATAGATCACGTTTCATTTACTGGATGGATCACAATACATCTGGAACCAATTGGGGTAATGCTGCTAGTGGAACAACTTTCACAAGTGTGACTACACCTACAAGTGAATCACTTGCTGGTGGTTCTAATGGTTCTACTGTAACAACTGGTCAGTTAAAAACTGCTTACGAGAAGTTTAATGATGCTGAAACAGTTGATGTAGGTCTAATCATTGCTGGTCAAGGTGTTGCTGGTGAGGGAAGAACTCACTTAGACAACTTAATTACAATTGCTGAAAATAGAAAAGATGCTGTTGTATTTGCTTCACCAGAAAGAGCTGACGTTGTAAACATTACAAATTCTGAAACACAAACTAACAATGTGATTGACTACTTTAGTGGTTCAACAAGTGTTAGATCATCTTCATACATTGTATTCGATAGTGGATACAAATATATGTACGACAGATATAATGATGTGTACAGATATGTACCGTTAAACGGCGATATTGCTGGTTTGGCTGCTAGAACAGACTTAACTGCTGACGCTTGGTATTCACCTGCTGGTTTCAACCGAGGTGTTATTCGAGGCGCTGTTAAGTTGGCATACAACCCAACAAAAGCTCAAAGAGATAGACTATATCCTGCTAGAATAAATCCAGTTGCTACCTTCCCAGGTCAAGGAACTATTTTATTCGGAGATAAAACAGGTCTAGGCTCACCAAGTGCTTTCGATAGAATCAACGTAAGAAGATTGTTTATCGTATTAGAAAAGGCAATTTCAACTGCTTCTAAATTCCAACTTTTTGAATTCAATGATGAATTTACAAGAGCTAACTTTAGAAACATTGTAGAACCTTTCCTAAGAGAAGTACAAGGTCGAAGAGGTATCACAGACTTTTTAGTAGTATGTGATGAAACTAACAACACAGGCGAAGTAATTGATAGAAATGAGTTTGTAGCACAAATATATGTTAAACCTGCTAGAAGCATTAATTTCATTACACTTCAATTTATCGCTACAAGAACTGGCGTTTCTTTTGAAGAAGTCGCAGGTTAATAGTAGAGAAGGAGAAATAAAAAAATGGCAAATATAAATGACTTCAAAGCTAAACTTGCTGGCGGTGGCGCTAGAAATAATCAGTTTAAGGTAGTAATGCCTTTTCCTGGTTACGCACAAGTTGGTGGCGAAATAGAAGACCTAGCGTTTCTATGTACAGCGGCAGCTTTACCTGCTATGACAGTAGGAAACATCAATGTCAATTTTAGAGGAAGAGCTGTTAAAATTGCTGGTGATAGAACGTTTGCTGCTTGGACAATAACTGTTCTTAACGATACAAACTTTAAGTTAAGAAATGCTTTCGAAAGATGGCAAAACGGTATCAACAATATGTCAGACGCAGAAGGATTAACAAATCCTGTTGACTATCAAGTTGATGCTTTTGTTGACCAATTAGATAGAAACGGAAATACAATTAAGTCTTATACATTAAGAGGTGCTTACCCTACATCAATAGCGGAAATACCTTTAGATTACGGTACAAATGATGCTGTAGAAGACTTTGATGTGATTTTTGAGTATCAATATTTTGAATCAAATACGACTACTTAATTCGTATATAAGTAGTAGTACAGGAGTATTAAATTATGGCTGAATTATTTGGATTTTCGATTACAAGAGCTAGAAAGCAATCCGATCCAAAACAAAGCTTTACAACAACGCAAGCGGATGACGGTACACAAACCGTCGCCGCTGGCGGTTATTTTGGTCAGTACCTTGATATGGAAGGTACTGCTAAAAGTGAAGCGGATCTTATTAGACGATATAGAGAAATTGCCTTACATCCAGAATGTGATATGGCAGTAGAAGATATAGTTAACGAAGCTATCGTAGCAAACGAACTAAAACAACCAGTAAGGTTATTACTAGATCACTTGCCTTACGGTAAAGATGTAAGAAGAAAAATAGAAGACGAATTTGAAACTGTATTAGAGTTAATGAACTTTAATACAAAAGGACACGACATTTTTCGTAGATGGTATGTTGATGGTCGTATCTACTATCAAAAAATTATTGATAGAGAAAACACTAAAAACGGTATTACTGAATTAAAGTATATCGACCCACGTAAAATTAAAAAGATTAGAGAAGTAAGAAAAAGAAGACCAGAAGGTGCTACACCTAATATGCTATCTGTAGTAGATGAGTATGTTGAATATTATATGTTCAATGAAAAAGGTGTTGCTGGACAAACTTCAGGTGGTGGTATAAAAATCGCTCCTGATACAATTGCTTTTTGTCCGTCAGGTCTAATAGATCAAAATAAAAATATAGTTTTATCATACTTACACAAGGCAATTAAACCTGTCAATCAATTAAGAATGATTGAAGATGCTGCTGTTATTTACAGAATTGCTAGAGCACCTGAAAGAAGAATATTTAAAATTGACGTAGGTAACTTGCCTAAAGTAAAGGCTGAACAATATCTACGTGATGTAATGGCAAGATATAGAAATAAACTTGTCTATGATGCTTCAACAGGAGAAATAAGAGATGACAGAAACTATATGTCAATGTTGGAAGATTTTTGGTTACCGAGTAGAGAAGGTGGAAGAGGCACTGATATTACAACTTTGCCTGGTGGTCAAAACTTAGGAGAAATTACAGATATAGAATATTTCCAAAAGAAATTATATCGTTCTTTGAATGTACCAGTAAGTCGTTTAGAGTCATCTACAGGATTTAACTTAGGTCGTTCAACAGAAATTACAAGAGATGAATTAAAGTTTACTAAATTTGTTCAAAGATTAAGAAAGAAATTTACTGAACTTTTTAGTGATATTTTAAGAACACAATTAGTATTAAAAGGTGTAATTGCTGAAGAAGAATGGCATCAAATTAGAGATTTTGTAAAATACGATTTCTTACAAGACGGTCATTTTGCTGAATTAAAACAGGCAGAAATGATGAGAGAAAGAATACAACTTGCTAATGAAGTAAGAGATTTTATTGGTAAGTTTTATAGTGTACAGTATGTTAGAAAAAATATACTTAGACAATCAGATAAAGAAATTGAAGATATTGATAAACAAATCAAAAAAGAAATTGATGATGGTATTATATCTTCACCTGAAACACAGACAATAGGAGATGAATAATGAGTGAAGAAGTAAAAAACTTTATAGACAAATTAGCAGACGGTAATAATGCCGATGCTGGAGAAGCTTTTAAAGATGCTTTAAGAGCAAAAGTAGGTGATGCTTTAGATGTTAGAAGAAAAGAATTGGCTGGTTCTTTGTTTAATGGAACAAATGAAACTCAAACACCAGGTCAAACAACTTTAAATCCTGAAGCACAAGCATTTAGTGATCCTAAACCAGTGATTGCTGACGCAGGTACTTTTAACCAAGATGGTTCAGTTTCGCCAACTTTAAACAAAGATGGACAAGCAGATATAGATTTGACCAATGACAATGCTTAATAATTTGAAAACAGAAACTTTTAATTCAAAGGCATATAAAAATTTATCGCCTGTGATGAAAGAAGCTATTAATGATGTATATAAACTGATTGAAAAAGAATCAGGTTATATTGTAACTAAATTTGATCGTGCTATTGAAGAAGTAGCAAAATTTCATAATATTAGTATTAAATCTATTGAAGAATACTTTGATAGAGAATTAGAAGAACAATTAGGAGAAAAATAAAATGGCGTTTCAAGGCTCATTTAAATTAAAAGGAAGCTCAACAACTGCTGGCGCTGTTATTTCAGCAAGTAATTTTGGCAGAGCACATTTTGTTAGAGTTCAAACACAAGTTGCTGCCAATACTGTTACTGTAAAAGAAGGTTCAGATGTTATAGGAACTATTATTTTAGTAACTGCTGGAGACAGTGTAATAATTGAAAAAGATGAAGCTCATACAGTTGAAACTACAGGTAATGCTGTAGGTTCTGCTATCTCATCACCTAGATAATGACAATTACGACTACAAAATTAGTTG